TGGCTCGGATTTCTTTTGTAGACAATGCAATTATCATTTGCCCATCGTCTAAGTGTATTACCCGACACTCCATAAAATGCACAAGCTTCTTTATTAGAAACCCAACGTCCATCTTCCATTAAGTTGAATTTTTAGAAGTGATTTTCTAAAAATTTTCAATTTTTTTTTATTTTGTAAGTTTGTGTAAAAAAAGTATGAGCAGGACGTCCCCTTTTGTAAATTTTGCAACAGTACGAAATTAGAAAAGCAACTGATAATGTATCTCAAAAATTATACTATTGATTTTGTCACTCAAAAAATGTATAAAGACTGCTTATCTGACCGTAATAAACAATTTAGATTCGATTTCTATTTACCAGAAGAGAATATCATTATTGAATGCGATGGAGAACAGCATTTCAAACCACTCAAGTTCAGAAGTGAAAATTACAACATACAAGAGTGGTTCGAGATTATTCAAGAACGAGACAAGCTCAAAACAAAATATTGTATAGATAATAGCATCAAAATTATCCGGATATCATACAAAGAAATGAGAAACCCAGACAATTTTGAAAAGATTATGAATGAGAGTATGGAAAGAATTAAGAACGAAAAATATGTATTTAGCAATGAAAGTCTCTACGACCATCTCATAAAAGCCATCTAATCTAATTAAAACCATCTAATTAAAGCCATCTGATAAAAGTCATCTAATCTAATCTAATCTAATTAAAGCCATCTAATTAAAACCATCTAATTAAAGAAATTATGTAAAAAAAAAAATTGAATTTAAAATAAAAACGATTGCAATCGTACTGAACAAACAACACACAACCAACAAACAACAAACAAACAGCAAACAAAATGGATTCTTTAGTTAACCAAATGTCAAATGCGATTCTTGTAAACATCTATGAATATCCTCATACCGAGACGCATATTAAAGGATATCCCTCCAAAACCTGGATTTTAAAGGGCGATGCGTCTGATGATTTTCAGAAATTGAATTATTTCCTCGATAAATGGAGTATCAAATCTATTGATGAGCGACATTATCAAACTGTTCCCAACATTTCTACTTTTTTCGAGGAAAACAAGCAAAAGTTTGAAAATTATCAAAAACATTCTCAAACGTTTGATGATTTACTCAAAAATCTCCAAAATGAATTGAAATGTAAATATACATTTAACAATGCTTCATTTTGCGGATGGAATTACTTTGAAAATTTAACGATTCGTCTTAACAAATACAATTTGGAAAAAAATGTCATCATTTTCGAAGGCAAAGAATCTGTGATGAATGCCGACAAATTATTAAAATTTGTTATAAAAAACAAGAAAAAAATTGCTCTTATCACGGCGTCTACGTCGAAGGCGACGACGTCAAATACTTCTGGCGTCGTTCCTCGTGTCGTTCCTTATGACGTTCCTCATGTCGTTCCTTATACCGCTGACGAACGGCATTTAAGAATGTTGAGAGCGAATTCAACGCCCTATAAAAATCATCGTAATTGCATGTTCCTTAAGCGCCCTCTTGAAAAACGTTTCAAGGTACAAGCTTGTAAATCACTTCAAGATAAATCACAAGATCCTGAATACCTTGCATTTGTCCTCGAAAACTTTACAATGTAAAAGCGAAAAAAGTTAAAAAAAATTAAACCCAAAAATGTACATAACACATTTTTGGGTTTAATTTTTTTGTTTTTTATACGAAATGAACTGATCTAAATTCCTGATCTTCTGCAAATGGATCCATTGTTATCAAGTCAATATCCTCTGTATTACGCAAAGCACTATAAGATATTTGATTAGGGTCTCCATTTAACCATGTGGTTGTATGTGACGCACGAGAATCGTGCAAGCCTTGTAAGCCTTGCAACCCGTGTGATTCAAATAAAAGACTATTTTCTTCAACGGCGGGCGTCGGTTGACCACTGTAGATATAATAGATGCCTTTCTTAAAACGCGTAAAAAATGGCTCTCGAACGGGTCTGTCAGACTCCCTTTGTACATATTCATTTCGATTTGTAACAAATTTTAACTTGTCTTTTATAAACGTAAAAATCTTTCCAAAAAACTTTAAAAAGTTGTAAATATAGGAAAAGAATGATGTAAATCTATATAATACAAATATTATACTAAATATGGTCCATATGATGTTGAGTATACTTTGAAATAAATAAATATTCATCTTAATTTATATTTATTTTTAACTTTAAGTTCGTATTACATAAGGTATTTTGAATATTCATTTTGCAAGCGTTCAATAATATGTGATTGGTCAAATGTCAGTGCATCTTGAGTTTCAGGTTCATTTTCAACGAGTTGTAATCTTATAGAAGGTACAGATGGTTCTTGGACATGTACGTTTTGAGGCATCGGTTCTTGAATATGTACGGGACGACTCACCGGTGTCGGTTCTTGAACTGGGACGGTTGGTGTCGGTTCTTGAACGATCGGTGTCGATTCTTGAACTGGGACGGTTGGTGTCGGTTCTTGGACACGTACGGAAGGACTCTGAGGTGTCGGTGTCATTTGTTGAGGCGTAGGTTCTTGGACAGCTTGAGCTTCAATAGATACAGAAACAGGTTGTGATAAAAATCGATTTAATAATGTACTAAAAATATCGGCGTTAGCTACGTTAGCTACGTTAGCGTTTGCTACATTAGCGTTAACATTAGTGTTAGCTACGTTAGCGTTAGGTGTTTCGGGTTCGCTGCTCATCAAAGAATTGAAAATTTGAGGAGTTAATATATTGACACTATTTTCTGGCAGATTTTCTTTGATTAAAGACAGTTCATTGTTAAGAATCTTGAATGTTTTAGAAACATCCGTTTTATAATTTTGAAGATATCGTATTTTGGTCTTCATTTTTTGATTTTCTATTTCCAATAAATGATTCTTTGACATCAATTGTAGCGTTTTGTATTGATATTCTTGGTATTTTACATAACATACCCATACAATTGCCCCTACTAATAAAATTGTAATTATGTTATTTGTCATATAATAGTATATTTGAATAAAATAATTAAAAATCGACGCGCTCGGTCGCTAAAAATCAGATTCGATCAAGTGTTTATTCGAATACAGATAATCATTTTCAGTGTCTTCATAGGTAGTTGGGTCAGACGTTATTTGAACAGGGTTAGGAGAATTAACATTTTTGATATAATAATCAGATAATTCGAAATTAAAATTCATACTAGAAATATCCTTGTGTACTTTTGTTAATACATTCTTTTTAGCTGTATCATACGGGCGTAATAATGAAACACATTCATCAATTGTAAACCATCCGATATTTCTGACTTCTCCAGATTGAATTTTATTGTTACGATCTACACAAGGTGGTCGTGTTAAATTTTTCATTTTTACTAAATAATAAATATGTCGATAAGTGACACCATTGGTTCCAACGAATTCTTCTTCGATCATTGGGTAATTTTTAATAAATTCGTAATTGGACTTGTTATATCCAGTTTCTTCAAAGAATTCTCTTTCAGCGCATCCGATATTGGATTCTTTAATATTACGTCTTCCTTTGGCAAACCCAAATTCAGAATGAAAATATTTATTCTCTGAAGCTTTGACAAGAGCTGGAATGTCAAGCTGACTGTATTTTTTCTTGGCTAATTCATATTCGTTTTTATAAGGTTTACTATCATGTGAAAGCCATAAAACTGACCAGATATCATCAAAAGATTGAGTTAATAAAGTATTTTTTTCATCAGCAGTCATTTCATTCATGAGCACTTGAATTAATTTATTTTTTTCTTCTTCATTTTCTTCATCGTATTTACCTCTAACAAAATCGATAAATCCTATCGTATCTTTTCTTTGTATCATTAAAAATTTAATTTTAGGAAAGTCTGATGAACCATCTGAATTTGAAGCCACGAGATCGGATAAATACAAATTTTTATCATCATGTTCATCTTCTATTGATTCAACTACTTTAAATGCGATAATTCCAAAACTGGTAATAGGCCGTTCACAATCTTTTACAACATGACCTCTTTCACCACAATTGGCACAATAAATATTTTTATAATTTTTTTTAGGAGAAATTTGATTGGACGTCGGCGACGTCGAGTATTTTGAATTTGTTACGTTTTTTCGTTTGAAATTAAAATTGTAGTTGTAGTTATTATTTTCCATTTCTTAAACATAAATCCTACTTAATATAAGTAATATATTTTAATTTTTATTTTTAAACACTTTTTTTTTAATAACTAAACGCCTGTATTCTTTATTTTTTTTTTGTTTTGTTATAATATACATTTAACTATGAAATTTACTATGAGTGACAGTCGCGCCTTCACAAATTGGGGACCAAATTGCAGTTTGAATGCTGATTTACAAGCAAAATACACGCCCAACTCAAGTGAACATGATTTTCGTTTATATTTACAACGAAACGCCGAACAAATTATGAAAGACCTCGCACCATCTAATGATGCTAAATTCTGCCCTGTTTGTCAAGCAAGCTTGGACTACAAACCTGGTAAACTTTAACTTTACTTACTTTACTTTAAGTTTACTTTCAGTTTAGTTAGTTTACTTTTTTCTTTACTAATATTAATGGATACAATATTAATATTATGTATTTTACTTTTAATTTATTGTATATTCTACTCTGATATTGTTTATGCAAAATCAAATAAAGATGGCAACGTTTATATTATACGTCGAGGACATGCAAAATCAGAAGAATTTTTAACGAATTCTGCTAATACACTTGCAGAAATCAATGCAAGAGTAGAACGATTAATAGAGTACTTAACCACCCATTATCAAAACGATCAGAGTAAAAATTATTTTATTCAAAAATTAAAAGAAAATTACAAGTATTCAATCCTTTCTGAAGCAGAAGTGGATCCACGTTATACAACTTATACTGTAGATAAAGAAGATATGCATATTTGCTTAAGAACAAGAGACAATAACGAAATAATATATGATATAAATACCCTGATGTATGTCGTTTTACATGAACTAAGTCATCTTTGTAATTACAATCGGGATGGAACCGCTATTTTAGGCCATGGCGATGAGTTTATAATGATTTTTAGATTTTTAGTTCGAGAAGCCGTTAACATTGGTATTTATAATTACGTCGATTATACAAAGACTCCACAATCTTACTGTGGTATCGTTATTTCAAGTCAAATATTGAATTGAAAACTTGTCAAGTCAAATATTGAATTGAAAACTCGTCAAGTCGTTTAGTGCACTTATCTAATTAAGTACTCGGTGTCTAAAAGAAATTGAAATTTATATAAATGTTATATAAATTAACTTAAAAATTAACTTGGATGTCATGTAATTCAGAATGCCAATATGAAAAAATTATTTTTAATAATAGTGAATGGAAAAAAGCTACATGTGACAGCTACGTCGATAAAGACGTCGACGACGGAGACCACGTTGAAGGCAAACACGAAGGCAAAGACCACGACGATGGACACAGCTACGTCGACAGCGACTTTGACAGCTACGTCGTTGAACACGACGTCGTTGAACACGACGTAGGACATCCAATATTTTTTACAAATTATCATCATTGTCAAATATGTGATAAAACACGATCTGATAATTTTATCATTTTAAATTGCAATCATACGTTTCATATTAATTGTTTAGCCAATTTTCGCGGACGTGGGTGTGCTTATTGTCATCATCCCATAGATGAGCTTGATTTTAAATATCTTCATAATAAATTTTGTAACAATGCGGAACATAATATTATAAACATGAATGAAATGATTAGCAATCTGAAAGCTAAAATTAAAAAACTTCAAGACTCTATAATAGAAACTGAACGTCAGTACAAAAGATCACAAGCTATACTTGGTGTCGAATAGCGTTTCGATTCAGAAATTCGATCAAGAAAGTCAGAATCACTTATCGATTCAGAAATTCGATCAAGAAATTCAGAATCACTTATCGATTCAGAAATTCGATAAAGTCAGTAAAATGCTTATATAATTTTCGCTGAGTTGTAAGCAATTCTTTGATTTGTAAATTAATTGATTCAACAAAACTTGGGTTCGAGTATTTATAAATATATTTTGTGGTATTATTCACTTTAGTTATTGAATAATTATCATTTGAAAAATTTTTTAATAATTCAATGAGCTTATTGTAATTAACTAAAGTGTCTTTTATGTACATATTTTTCCATAACAGATATTTTTCATTTGAACTGATCAGTGGATTATTTCTTTCTAACAACAATTGATCAAAATTATAATCAAGGTAATCTATTTTAAATTGTTGTTCAGAATACATTAACATATGGATGCAAAAAAAGAAATGGAATTAAGCGAGCGACGTTAATATAACGTTCGTAGCGACGCTACGTTAATTTAAAGTGAGCGACGCTACGAAATTTTAAATAAAGCTTCAAGCGTTTCTAAATTTTGATTTTGTAAAAACTTTTTAAATTTTTCTGAATGGTATAAATTATAAATAGAAACACCCATTAAACCGATGGTAATCATATAAACATACAGATTCCATTCATTTGCTGAAATTTCATAAAAAGGCGCAATCAGTTGATGGGTAAATGTATCTGCTCTATCCAATCCCCTCAAGTGACTTTCTAATAAACTTAAAGAGCACATGTTTGAATTCATTCTCCAATGAACAAGTAATGAGAGTCCAAAAGTAATGTGTAAGATTAAAAGAGATGGTATATGTGTAAAAGGTGCTATTAAGAAGAATACAATAATTATTATATGAAATACATATACAATATCTGCCAGCAAACTTGACATTTATAATAATACAAAGAATTTAAGTGCGTAATAAAAATACAATTAAAATCGAATTACATTACAAATAGCCTCGATGTCTTCGCCTTCAGCCTCAGTGTCTTCGCCTTCGGTGTCTTCGGTGCCTTCGGCGTCGGTGCCTTCGTCTTCGCCTTCGGTGTCGTTAGAAATTGATTACAGAGAACGTGAAATTCTTGCAAAAATGGAGGGATACTCTGATATAAACTTTACGAATCAAAATTTGTTAATAGGTGATTTTATTTTTAGAAATGAACGAGGTGAAATCCTGCTGATTATAGAACGTAAAACAATCAAGGATCTTTGCGCAAGTATTATTGATTCAAGATTTCGAGAACAAAAAGAACGTTTAATCGAAAGTGTACACGATCCATCAAAAATTGTTTATATCTTGGAAGGATCAAAACGAATAAAGGGTAAAGGAACTTTATCAAAAACTATCATGGACAGTGCCATACAAAATTTAATTTTTAAACATCAATTCAAAGTGTTATTTACAGAATCGGTTGATGATACAGTAGATCAATTAAAAATGTTTTATAAAAAATTAAAAGATGATAGTTTTAGTTTAGCTACAGTACAGCCGGCTACGTTAATTAAAAAGTCGTCTAAAATAATCGATAATATTTATATAAATCAATTATCGGTTATACCAGGAGTTAGTTTGTCGATTGCTAATAAAATTAGTGAACGTTATCCTTCCTTTTTTGAATTAATTAAAGCTTATACAACTTCAACTAATTGCGAATTATTGTTGGCAGATATTCAACTTGGTAACAAAAGAAAGTTGGGAAAATGTTTATCTAAAAAGATATATGAATGTTTAATGGACGTAACCAAAGTCGTAACCAAAGTAGACGAAGTCGTAGTCGTAAACAAAGTAGCGGAAGTCGTAGACGTAAACAAAGTAGCGGAAGTCGTAGACGTCAGTAAGCTTAACGTAAAATTAAATTGTGTTCTTTAAAGTATTTTTCTATAATAATGGCCAAGTCTCGTTGTTTTAGTTTATCGATATCACCAACTGTTTTTTTTATATATTCTTTACTGATTTTAAAGTATTTAATAAGATCTTTAAGATCCTTTATTTTCTTACTTGTTATGCGCATACCTGTAGGAATTTTTCTATTATCGCTTTCAAGGTCTCGTCTGAATTCTCTTAAATCGACAATTCTAAAGAAATTATCAACGGGTCCAAATTTACCATCTATGCCTTCTGCACGATAAGTTCCAAAAATATCATGTTCTCGTATCATATTATCATTGAATTTGACATCTTCCTCTGGCAAATCAACACCTATCTTTTTCTTTTTAATCTTGCTTTCACTTTCTTCTACAGGTGCGAGATCTTGTATTTGGAGGTATTCATCTAACGTATATTTATTAACATTATTTTGAAAATCAAGGGTTTTTGCAAATAAACTGGTAGATATATCTTTATCAATAGGATTAAAAATAATATAGTCCTCTTTTTGAATAAGAAATCCGTCACGTCCAAAAGTATCTGAAATAAGTACTTTATTCTCAATAAGCGAATTAACTGCATAATAGATACTTTCAATAGAAACCCCTCGGATACGTGAAATGATATCCCCTAAACTCCATACGAAATAGTCGTTAAAGAGTTTCTTAATAATTGAAATAGCATATTCAATATCAAATTTATCATAAAAGTCCAAGTAAAGTTTATAAGTCGATTTATCCAGTTTGTCAATCGGCTTGATGTCGCATTTGTATTCGCACGTTGTATAATCGCATTCTGCCGAACCGTCGACTCGATTAGAGACGGCCGCCGCCTTACGTACGTTAATGTCACAGTCAATTGCAATTTCTTTTAAAGTTCGTTCAATCGTCTTATTAGAACGATCCTTGTATTCAGATAAAATATATTTTTGTTTGTCGATGCTTTCGACTTGGGCGTTTTGCTTTTCAGCCACAGAAACATATTTAAAAATTTGCACATTTCGATAAGTTGGATCAAGTAATTCATGCGATTTGAATCGGACCGCTCTTCCGATAATTTGATTAATTCTGCTCATGTTCCAACTGGGTTCTAAAATATGAACTTGTCTTGTATTTTTTAATGTAATACCTTCAGAAATAATAGGAGAGCCAATAATAATTTTAATAAATTCTCCATTTTTATTTTTTGGATTATTGAATAAATTTAAAATGGTCTTGCGCTGGGTACTATTAAATCGCGAATCAAAGATAACAAATGTTTTTTGATCAACTGAACTCGCTTCATTTTTGAATTCAGTATATCCGTTTTCAGTAAAAAGTTGTCTTAAAAGTTCTGCGCCGTTGAATCTGACATAATTTGAAAAGATAAAAACGAGTCCTGGTTCATTTTCAAAAGTTTTTACATTCGTTAAAAGAGAATGTAACTTGCTTGAATATTTCTGGAGCTCACCGTCGAATTGTAAAATTTGACTAAATTCAGGTTTTATACTGTAACTTTCGACGCCTTTTCGACGTTTTAGATCAAAACAATGCGTGAATCCCTTTTCTCCATACATATTATTTGGATAAACTAAAGTCGAAGCACTTGAACTATTATGAAACATACTCGAACTATCCTCTTTAATTTCATCCGAACTTTCAATCTTGTTTGCAATTTCTGATACATCAAATTCTTCAAAAATGTTTTTATCAGACATCAATGCTTCACGATAAACTTGCGTTTGATATTCCGACATTTCACATTCGATAATGTTGATTGAAAATTTCAAGTCGGGTATTAAAGGCGTGCCCATATCTATTTTTTTAGGAAACGTTTTAGTATCTGCTGCAAAGTAACTCACTTTTCCGTATAAACTCTTTTTTAATAAACTCATACCATGTTCTGTTATATCGATCTGGTTTGTATTTAATAATCCGAGATTACCTGTCTGTATTTTCGTTAATATATTTTCTTTGAACAACCGATCTTTGATGGGCAAAATATTTGCTGGGTTATTTGCATTTAATAAATTCGAAATTTCAAAAATCTCTGTTACATTGTCATACATAGGCGTAGCCGTTAACAAGACGAGTCTATAATTATAAGACCGTTTTAAAACTTCCATGATCGCTTTGTAATAAATATTATTTGTCACATTATGAACCTCATCGATGATAATAACGGTATTATTGAGATCTGTAATAGTAGCTTCTTTTCTGCCTATAAACTTGCGTTCTACATTTTCTTCTATTTTTGTAATGTATTGTTTAACACCAAATACGGCATTTGCAAATGTTCCATACGTCATGAATTGATAAACTTTATTGATACGTCTTATGACTTTATTCAAAATTTCTTCTCGGCGCTGGGCGTTTGCTGTATTGTACTCTCTTTTTAATTCTTCGTCAAAGTATGCATTATGAGAACATCCTGTTTTAAATAATTCATCAACAAAATTCTTTTTAAGATTGTCGTTTTTAACTAAAACAAGAATTTTTCGATTCATATCGGAAAGGTATTCTTTAAATCCTTCAGCAATGCTGATAGAACTGCAAGTATTGTGTGTTACCGTAAAATCGCCCATTAAATATCGTGAATTTCCGTCAAGTGTAAACCCATAATAATTATCTTCTCCTGAATAGTTTACTTTTATACCAGTGACTAAAACATCTTTGATCTGTCGTCTTTGATTAGCCTTTTTTCTTGGGCATAAAACGGGAATTTCTTCAATTCCATTACCAAAAATACTAATACGCCATGCTTCTCCATACTCTTTAACGCCCTTGTAAGTCCAAGAAGTTTTCTTTTTATTTTTGTAACATGCAAACCCAAGACTACGTGCTAAATAAATAATGTCATTTATAATCTGTTCATGCTCGAGTGATTGAGTAAATTCATATCCAGATTTGCTTTTATCCAAATGGCCATCTGCATCCAATAAACCAGCTAATAATTTTAAACGATTTTCGCGCGAATTGCATTTATAAATATGTGGAATATGTTTATTATTAATTAAATTTAACTCTTTCAAGGCCGTTAAAAATTTATTTGAACCATATTTGCCTGAAAACCCTGAAATTCTATAATTATAGTTTGACTGATAATTTAATGATACATCATACTGTTTAAGATTGTCGTTAAAATATTTTAAGACGACGGCATCTTGTGAAGTAATAACGGGGTCCCTTTGCGATCCATCGCCTAACCAATATCCAATCATATAAGGATCAATTGGTAAAGGTGTTTCTTTAAATTCAACTGAACGTCTGTAACCTTTTAGTATGGCTTTTCGTGATTCAGGTAATTTTAAATAATCTCTTACTGAGATTTCAATAACTTGTTCATTCTTGATGGTTTGTAAAAACTTTTCAGCATCCATTTTTTTTTCGTCTTTAGTAAGGTCATTGTAAGTAAAAGTCTTGGAATTAATTTTATTATTCGCTATCCATTGAACGTTATAATTATTATTATGTTCAGAAAGTCTTAACGAAGGATAGCCACTTGCTTTTAAGCATAATATATGTTCTTCGTTGACAGTATAATGTTCTCCTTTTACGGGAATAATATCATACATTTTATCTTGCCCATTTGCTAATGACATCACTTTTCGCGGGGTTGAATCATCGCCCATAAGTAAATCGCCTACTCGAATGTCTTGTACCATTTTAATTTCTCCGCTATACATTAGAATAGGTGTATTAAGGGCATGACATTTCCCAACACCGAGCTCGTGATACAGCAAGATATTATCATATAGGGTGTTTTTAGAAATAAAATTTCTAAGTAAAAGTTGTCTTGGTTCTTGATACACAAAATCCTTTTTTGGCATCAATTGAAACTCGTATTTATTCAATACCTTATTTAAATCTTCTGTGTAAGGTTCCATCTTAATTATATAAATCTTAATTATATAAAGTAAAGAAATTAAATAATTAAAAAAATTTTACAAAGAACTTGAGCTCAATGGATATGTATCGGACATAATATCGGAACTCGACGCGTGCGACGCACGCGGCCCGTGCGACACACTTGATACACGCTGTCCAAGCGGTCCGTGTTCCATGTCATTCTGATTAAATGCAAAATGATACCCGTAAAATAGTACGGGAATTAACATTGTATAAAATAATATATTCTTTTGAGGAATTTTCTTATTATTGTATTTTATAAAAAGATAAAACACAACCGTCGAAGCGATTATAAATACGTGATCTTCCAAGCGCATCTGTAGTTTGTAGTTACACCGTGAAAATAATTTTTATTATTTTTCACAACGTCTCAAATTTAATGTTATGACATAATTTTCTTATCAGATTTTTCTTGACATAATTTTCTTATCAGATTTTTCTTAACATAATTTTCTTATCAGAATTTTCTTATCAGATTTTTCTTTTCTTATCAGATTTTTTTTCTAGGCGTATCGTAATGAATATAACAATAAAAGATCTCGTATACAAAAAAGAAGCGCTTATCGATACACTCAATGATATCATCCCACGCTATTTTTTAAATAAAATGTATGAATTAAATGACATGAGTAAACGTGAAATTCAAAAAACATTGTATGAAATACCTAATTGGTCCGAAAGAAAACGTGAAAAAGAATTTGCACGTTTTTTAAAATATATTTATAAAAAAAAGCATTTTTCAGAATCTGATTTAAACTCCATGATAAGTGATATTGTGTTTTTAAATGTTAAAATGTTATCTAGGTCGCCGATTGAAATCAATGCACCTGACGCCCAGACCTTTTGGTATAAATTAATGAATCTAATAGGAAGATATTTTTACAACAAGATTAAATATAAAAAGGAAATGATTGATAAAGAATCTGATACAAAATATATACAAAACTTGGTTGATATCTTTTTTCAAAAGTACATTCCATTAAATGACCTAATTGATATTAGGGAAGTTGAAAAAGTAAGTTACAATTTTGATTTTGATGAACCGGACGTATACTTAACCGAAAATTTAACCGAACCGGAACCTATTGATTTAAAATTTGTTTCACCCGATCATTTTTATTTCAAACAACACGCTATTGAAGAAAGAATTCCAGATGACATTTTATCTCGAAAAGAAATTCATATTAAACCCAAGTTAAATTTGCTGTAAGTTAACGTCTACGAGGAGGATTTGCTCGACGAACGTTTCTTTGAACACGAACATTACCTACAACACGATCAAGGCCTGGCTCGATGCTTTCGATGCTTTCGATGGCGGTGTCACCACTTACGTCGACAGTAACGACAGGAACAACCAGTTGGCTAAGAGTCGTTTTGACTGTATCCAATTCTTGTTGCAATGAATTATTTGATTCTTTGTAGAGTTCTACTTGATTTTTAAAATTAGTATTTTCTGTTTGAACAAGTGATAATTCTTTGACTTTGGAGCTTAAGAGGTCTTGTAATTTTTGATGTTGTTCTTGCAATTGAGTCATTTCAACAGTTCGAGAATCGCGTTCTTGATGTAATTTAAGAATTGAACTTTGTAAAACCATCATCTCGTTGTTCAAGTTGTCATTTTCATTTTGCAATTCCGACACACTATCGCCTTTTTCGGAACTTAAAACGTCAATTTTCTTTTGTAAATCTTTGATCGTTTCGATATGCATTTGAGCTTTTGTAGCATGATCATTAATTTGAGAGTTTTGTTTGGCAATAACTGATTGTAATTCCAAAATCACTTTTTGTGATTTTTCTAATGATGCCATTTTATCAGTAACCATTTGCTTGTGATTATCAAGTTCTTGACTTAATTCATTTGCTAAAATTTGATATTTATTTTGAGTTAAATTGCCATTTCGAGATTTCCCTGACGCACCTGTGATAAAATTAACTGTATCTTTGTCAACTGAAGGTGTGTCAGTTACAGCTTCGACGTCAGCAGAAGCGTCAACTGAACTTCCAGCGTCAGCGTTAGCAGAAGCGTCAACTGAACTTCCAGGTGCATCAGTTACAGCTTCGACTTCAATGTCTTTTACAAAAACTTGATATTGAATATTACTATCACTCATATCGACAACAACAAAATTATTTTGCATTTTTAAATATAAAATTTGTTATATTTAAACTCTGACTGTCGTAATTATTTTTTATATAAATGAGAAGGAATAAATTCCTTACCTAATAAAAGGCCGATATTTTCAGATGCTTTGTATTGAGAAATTTCAGAATTTTGAATTTTCAACACGAGGTCAAGCATAGGATTAAGTTTAGCGAAGAAACTCCAATGATCAAAATTAGATTTTCTAGCTTCTGTCAATACCATTTTAAAAAGAGTTTGTGAAGTACCAAAAAGTGTACTGTATTTCGTTTGATAATAAGATTCATCTCGAGATTCGGTGCTTCGCAAGTCATTGATCATATTATTAATTTCTTCACGAATAACAGTTACATTTGTTTCATGAATATTTTCATTAGTGTCACCTTCTAAGATAGGTTTTATTTTCGGTTGATCTGCAGGGTCCATTTCAAGTTTTATTTTTGTCATTAAAATAAAAATCGATTTTTAACGTCTACAACAATTAAATAAAAATTAATTGAATGTAAAAATGAAAGACATATATTTATATTTATGGCAGAACTTGTAAATGAAAATGAAATCAAAACATTAATTAATAAAATTAAGAATTTATCTCCAAAAGAAAAAACGCATATTTTAAGTATTTTAAAGAAGCATTCTATTGAATTTACAAAAAATTCGAATGGTTATTTTTTTAATCTAAATAAAATTAACGCAGGTGTCATGGAACAATTATCTAAATGCGTTGAATTAATTGAGAAAAATCGCAATTTATTAGTCGTTTTGGATAAAAAACGGAATGAACAGTTGGATTATTACCGTGATTTAATTCAAACAAAAATTAATAAAACAATCGATATAAAACGATCTGAATATATTCAGAAATTTTTTGTAGAAGATGATCCAGATCGCGACTTGAAATATTTTATTAGTAAAAAAGTTAAAAAACTAACGAAATCAAATTCAGACGCTGATATTGAATTATTAATGAAACAGCGTATGAATGCCACAAAATACAAAAAGGATTCGATTTATTATAAAATTTTACAGGCATGTACAAGAAAGGCACGTGTCTCGTCTAAAACAGGCGATGATGAAGGAAATTCGACATTTTTTAGTGCAGATGAAACTGGCGATTTTGAAGTTGATTTTGGAGGCGAATATGATCTGTCTGACGAGTATTATAATAATGAAGACGCGGACGTGGACGCAGAAGCAGACGCGGACGCGGACGCAGAAGCAGAAGGCGAAGCAGACGCAGACGCAGATGGAAACGATCTTGACGCAAACGACGAAAATGAAGTTGACGGAAACGAAGGAAACGAACTTTATCGAGACGAGACTGAAATGAAGAAAGATGACCTCGAAGAAAATGAATTCTCGGAAGACAAGTTTGAATATTTCAAACGATTATTAAAAAATGAACATGGATATACATTTGATTATGATAAAGATGTTAGGATGGAATGTGAAGAATACATCGCGTAACGTCGCGTAAAGTGTCGTCAATTATAAATTGAAATATTTACAAAAAATGAGAAATTTTAATGGGCATTCCTTCACTGTTTGCATATTATTACCGTAAATACAGAAAAGAAAATGAGTTAATGATCTCGATCGAAGAATTAAATCGAATCGGCGCAAGTCATTTATTTTTTGATTTTAATTCTTTAATTCATCCTTGCGCTCATCAAATTTTACTGGCGAATGCTGACAGATACGGCACCGCAGGTGCCGAACAAACCGAAGGTGCCGAACGTCCAGGAGGTACCACCGTAACTGAAAAAATCGAAGATGACATTATTGAAAATTGTATTAATTATACAAAGGAAATTGTTTATAATTTGACGACTGTAAGTTGTGTTTACATTGTCATTGATGGTGTAGCTCCGCGAAGTAAAATGAACCAGCAAAGAGAGCGCCGATATAAATCTTATTTTTTCCGTGAATTAGAAGAAACATCTGGACGTATTTGGGATTCAAATAAAATTACTCCAGGAACCCATTTTATGGAAAAAATGTCTAAACGATTATCTGAATGGATTGCTCAAGAAAAGAACATAAAATACATATTATCTGATTCCGATGATCCAGGAGAGGGTGAACATAAAATGATGAAAATAATTAATCATATTGATACAAGGAGTAAAATTTGTATTTATGGATTAGACGCCGATTTAATTATGCTTTCATTGATGCACAAACGCTCTGATGATATTATTCTTGTAAGGGACGTTGGTAACAACGGTGGTAACAACGGTACAGGTGGTAACAACGATAAGTTAACTTATCTAAATATTCGTCAATTAAAAAATTATATTGTTGATGACATCCTTTATAAATTTGGTGAACAAAATACGAAGAGTATGTCAAGGCAAAATATAATTCACGATTACGTTTTAATATGTTTCTTCTTAGGGAATGACTTTTTAGATCATTTGTATCCAATTGAAATTAAAGAACGTGGAATTGATGTTATTATAAGAGCTTACATCAAAGCTTGGCGAGGCAAGCATTTAGTTTATAACTGCAGTAGCATCAATTTAGTGTATCTTAAAGATATTTTTTATCAATTAAAAAATCATGAAGAATATTATTTAAAAAATTTTTCTAAACCTGCTACAAAAATTGACTTGTTAAAAATTAATGAATACAATGAGAGAGAAATCAAACAAGTGCATTTTTATAATGATAATTTAACGTATAATCTAACGTATAATTTGGTGGGCCAAGGTGACCAACAGACTAGCCAACGTGACCCAAACCAATTTAAAACAAAATATCACACGTTTTATGATATGCATGACATTGATGCTGTTTGTTTAAATTATATTGAAGGTTTATATTGGATTTTAGGTTATTATTCCGGACATATTCATAATAATTGGTCTTGGTATTATAAATATCATAATAGTCCATTATGTGAAGATTTGTTTAATTATCTAAGAACGCATCCTAATTTAGAAATTCATTTAGAGGCGGACAAACCTTATACAGCCTCTAAACAGTTATGTCTGGTGTTGCCGAGAGAATCGATTTGTAATTTAAATCAATTTGATAGAATTGTTAGTTTATTCGATTGTGATAGTAAATTTATAAATGATTTATTTCCGACTTTTATTCATGTCGATATTAATAATAAAGAATTTTTATGGAAATCTAAAATTTTATTTAATCCGATTGATGAATCTATTTTGGACACTTTGCTTACAATTTCTTCTTTTTAATCGTTTTTTTAGCTACCGTTTTTTTAGGCGCAGCACTTTTCTTAGGTGCTGAACGTTTCTTGACAGCTTTCTTAGGTACTGAACGTTTCTTGACAGTTTTCTTAGGTACTGAACGTTTCTTAGGTGCTGATCGTTTCTTAGTTGATCGTTTTTTAGGTGCTGAACGTTTCTTAGCAGTTTTCTTAGCAGACCGTTTCTTAGTTGATCGTTTCTTAGCAGACCGTTTCTTAGTTGATCGTTTCTTAGTTGATCGTTTCTTAGTTGATCGTTTTTTACTTGAACGTTTCTTACGTTCAGGGCAGTATCGTTTAGAAACTGAAAGTGCAATCGCGATTGCTTGTTTTGGATTTTTTACCAATGCGCCTGCACTGGTATGCAACTGTTTTTTTTTGAATTCGCTCATAACGATGCCGACTTTGCGTTTTTCGCATTCTTTAGTACTTTCTACCATACTTATTATTAGGTAAGAAAATAAAAGGCGGGAATTACTTCCGTCTTTTCACATGAGTAAAAATAAAAGGAAGTAATTACTTCCTTCTTTTTGTAAACAAGTAAAAAATAAAAATGAAAGGGACAGCTAATAAAATGGGTTTGAAACGAAAATAAAATGCCATCAAATTTTTTAATGAATCTGAAATCCAAGTCATTTGGAATGCGTGAATTGCAACTGTTTCATCTCGTATATCAGAATCACCAAACGGCTGAGTGGGTTCAAATATATAATGTGGAAAAATAGTAACCGTGTCAAGGTGATTATTAAAAAATTTATTAATAAAACTAGGTCCTGTAATATTTTGAATCTTGTAGTAATCTGAACGAAGATCTACTAATTTTTTTTTGTTACTTTTGTTACTTTTTTTGATAATCTTATCCACAAGTTCTTTAATAATAGGATTCTTATGACTTGCCATCATCATAGCATTATTTATACAATAACGTTTTCCGCTAAATAATAATGATTCGAACTCTCCTAAATTAACTGTAGATAACCCGATAGCATCTTGATGTTCAGCTAATTCAACAAACTTAGAAATGATCTCGGAATTATCTAAACTACGCAAAGCATACATGTCCATATCAACATACATTGAATAGTCATTGTATAATAATACGTATCGAGCAAAATCAATTTTCATGTGTAATAATTCAAATGAATTGAATGTATCAAGGCATTCTTTTGAATAATTTCTGCATGCTGTCTTTAACATGGATTCATCTACTAAATCAACTTGCCAATCTGGATTTAATAATCTCCAATTTCTTAAATTTTCCTTAAAAATAGCTTTTGGTATATTCTGCTCGCCTTGAAACCATACAATTGCAATTTTTTTTATGAATACCATACAGTATTTTGTTAAAATAAAAACGATCATTTCACGCATCCCAAATAAGAAATTAATTTATTTATATAATATAAAAAAAAATGGCAGATTTTTCATGCGAAGGATGGTCATTATCAGAATTAAGAGACGTTTGTGAAGAATTAAATATTCGTTATTCTCGTCATGATACAAAGCGTGTTTTATGCGATAAAATAAAAATGTATCATTCACGGTCGACAGAACGTACCGGTCGTACCGATCGTGAAGAAGAAGGTACCGAAGAAGAAGGTACCGATCGTGACGAAGAAGAACCTTCGCCCCATCCTCTTAGACGAACGCCAAGAGTACCCCTTTCATTACCTGAAGCGCCGCAAGTACCGCCACCGCAAGCTCCGCCAAGATTTGTTAATCCTGCACTTTTTGTAGCACCACCGCAACAAGAACGGGATCTTTTTAGTCCAACTTTACCGCAAAGATTTGTTAATCCCGCACTTTTTGCAGCGCCACGTCGAGTACCTCCACAACTAGAAGAAGACCAGGAAGTCTATGTACCGATTAATTACAAAAATACCGTTGTCAATTCAGATGAAAAGATAGAGTGTGCAAATGACAACTTTATTTCGATGGAGCCCTATACATCGATTGAAGATACCATTCAAATTTTTACTTTAAATAATCAAAACGAATACAAGACGAGTGCGTGTATTGGATATGATGAATTGTATTCTTTATTGAAATCGGATATGGATACTATAATGGATCAAAAAGACCCTATACCGGCTACTTTAAAATCGATTTACCAGATACCTGTCGACGGTTCATGTGATACATCTGGAAGAGGGTGTATTGCTACAGGTAAACTGGTTATTAAAATGCCTCCTAATAATATGTATATTACACATGGGTCTTTTATGCGAGTTTTAAGTTGTCCAGAACATCATTGGTATGCCTTGCCTTTGTACGGTGGAAAAAAACGTAGAATAGGAAATGTGAGTGAAATCTATGCAAGTAGTGTTGATCATGGTCAAATTCCAGGCTATCGAGTTTATAAATTATTTACGCGACAAGAAATCGAAGCGGGTGTTGTAGTTAAAGCAAAATTTCCTAACACTGTCGAAGATCAAATGAATACATACGAAGGCGATTATTATAAATCTACTGATGGGGAGTTTTTTGACTATACGATTCGAGAATCGGACCAAAATTTACATTTAGCCAATTTCGATGTTGAAAGAATTACCAAAGAATTATTTGATTGTTATCTTACAACGCTTGGTTTACGTGCGTTTGAATAAAGTGATTTAATCGTGTCTAAAGAGAATAAAATATAAATTATATATATTGTAAATGAAAAAAAAGAAGGAACACATAGCATCAAACTCAAAAGCATATCATTCTATTTTACAAAAACATGAAGAAAAAATGGCCTATTTTAATAATAAATCAAAATTAATAAAAGAGTATACGCATCAAATTAATGGATATCTCAAGATAATCGAGGACATACAGAAACAAATTGCTGTCCATCGTGTCAATAATCAAATGTCAAAACTGATGTCATTGGAAAGTCAAATTTTAAATGCGAATGAAAAAATTCGGACTTTAAAGCAATGTTCAGAAGACCTTCAATCTGGGAAAACAGAAAATGAATACATTTTAAATGTCTTTCCACTCATTAATGAATACCTGACTTTGGATAATCTTGAGAATGAGATTTTAAAAAATCAAAATTCGGATTCTCTTGAACAGCAACTTTTTGAAATTAATTTCAAGAAAAAGAATATAGCCGATGATTATTTAAAAATTGTTGACCCTAATTTCATTTCTTATAGAAACATCATGTCCAAAGAATTGACGATTTGTAAAGATTGTAACGGCCGTATCGTTTTAGAGAGCGGTTTTGGGGTGTGCAACGATTGTGGTAGTTGTTTTCACTGTGTTCACGAATCTGAAGAACTCAGCTATAAAGAGATGCAAGAATTCGATCACAAAAGTCAGTTCACATATGAGAAACGTATACACCTGTCCGACTGGATCAAACGCTTCACGTCCAAAGAGAACAAGGAGATTCCACAAGAAATATTGGACAAGGTGATTCTAGAAGCAAAGAAAGAACGTATAACGGATCTCAATTTATTAACAGAAGATAAGGTAAAACGTTACCTAAAGAAGCTTGGTTTGAACGAATATTATGATAATGTTATATCCATTATCAACAGAATCAATAAACGTCAACCCTTCGTATTAACTAAGGAAATTGAAGGCAAGATCATGGACATGTTCCAGCAAATTCAGGAACCCTTCGAGAAATACAAGGATCCTTCTCGAAAGAATATGCTCAGCTATTCTTTTCTTCTTAATAAATTCTTTTTAATCCTCGGATTACCAGAGTTTAGCAGATATTTCTTTTTACTAAAAAGTCCCGATAAATTACGTCAACAAGACGAAACATTCAAGAAAATAGTCGACCATATGGCTAAAATAGACCCAAAAACAGGATGGAAATTCTTCCCATCGCTTTAAACTACTTTAACTATGTGAGGTGAAACTTGCTCCGCCGATCGGCGGAGCAAGTTTTACTAATAAACATGGTGGTCACAATAAAGAAACTATTTTCCGCCGAGTTTTACCGCAATCGCGGCAAAACCTAGCGGGAAATTCCTTAGGTACTTATTTTAATCAAAATATTAATTTAGGTGCGTTCAGAATGTAATTTAAAAATATTTTTATTATAATATCAATATTGTTATTATAAAATGGATAGTCTTATTAAATCTGACAGAATTAATTTTAGTGAATTAGTTAAAACTGGTAACACGGATGTATTAAGTAATCAATTACAGTCAAAAATGGTGAAAATGCTCAATCTAGAATTTACCAATGAAGAACAGCGATGGTACATAGCAAACTTGTATGTTTATATGAATTACCATCCAACAAATGATTTTCCTATTAATCTTGATCATGTGTTTAACATGATTGGGTTCGCAAACAAGGGAAATGCGATGAAAACAATTAAAAGTAATTTTGTAGTCGATGAAGACTATAAATCTTTGCTTTTCCGTACGGAAAAGCAAAACGAAACCGCTGAAAATAGGGGTGGACATAATAGAGAAGATATTATGTTGAATGTCGACACGTTTAAGAATTTATGTATGATTGTCAAGACAGAAAAAGGAAAAGCAATCAGAAAATATTATGTAAAATTGGAGAATATTTATAACAAACTTATTCGAGAAGAAATGCAACAAAGGGAAGAATTATTAATTCAGGAACGTAAAGAAGCAGAAATGCAATTAAAGAATAAAGATATGCAGTTACAAAATCAAAATATGCAATTAGAAAATGTCCAAACTGAATTAAAAAAAACAACTACAGAATTAAAAAGAGAAAAAAATCACAAAAATAAACTTATGAATCGAAAGTATTATGATGCTAAACCTGGAGACGTAGTGTATTTATACAAAGATGATGAAAATGATAGAAAATCTTTATTCAGAATTGGTAAAACAAGAAATATTTCTGGAAGAGAACAACAATACAATAATGTATCTAGAAAAGGCGTTATGAAATTCATGAGATATTGTTTGGACTGTGATTTGACAGAAAAACTCTTGCATCATCTATTAGATAAATACAGAGTAGATGCGATGCACGAATGGTTCAAATTACCATCTGAAGAATTTGGAATTGAAACTATTAACGCAGTTATAAATTTTCTTGATAACAGTCTTGAAGAAATGGAAAAAATGATTCCACGATTAGCACAAATAACAAAGTTTACAAAATCTCAAAAATTTATAAGAAAAGACCTGTTAGTCGACGTAGAACCCGAAAATGAAATTAAAGACGAAAGCGAATTAGAAGTGTTCGAGCAACAACCTAAGCAACAACAATCTAAACAACAAGCGCCCTCTAAAGAAAAAGGTAAGGAGCCTGACCAACCTATAAAAGACCCTTTAAACTTTGATTTATTTATCAGTGAATGCTGCGATGTTCATCCTGATTTTGTCAATGTAAAAGTTGATATAAAACAAGCGCATAGAATTTGGAGTAAATGTTCTACCAGAACTATGGATGCAGCTCTTGAAGAATATTTAGAAAACAAATTTCAAAGTGGTATAATGATTGATGAAAACGACATTCGAAAAAATATTTATCGAGGGGTTAAATTACGAGATCTAAAATATACACCGGAAAATAATCCACGATTGGATTATGAAAATTTTATATTACAAGAATGTAAAACTGGATGGACGTGTCGTGTAAGTTACTTTGATTTTTTTAATCAATTTATAGCATGGAAACGCAAAACTGAACCTAACTATGCATTAGATTACAAGTATAAAAGATCTATTCAAAAATATTTAGAGCAAAAATTTGCTGGAGGCCGTGTATATTTATCAGGAGCTGGAGTTAAATCAACACATCTTTTTGGTATTTGGGGGCTAGGAATGTCTTTTAATAATTTCGGATTAAAAGAGAAAAAAAGAACGAATAAAATGATTGCTCAATATGATACTGAACACAATTTTATTCAAGCATGGGATTCGTTAAGTGCTGCAAGCAGAGCTACTGGAATTAGAATAAGTACATTGTCAATTAATGCACGTTTTGAAACAAATGCAAAAGGTTTCATTTATAAATACATTGAGAATAACGAATTTTAACGTCTTCTTTTTACAATAAAATCATCATCGTCATCGGCAACAACTTTACGCTTTTTAACAGGACGTACGCTTTCGACCACTTTGCGCTTCGTCTTGTTCACCGTGTTCGACGCGTCATTCGACACGTAATTCGACACGTAATTCGACACGTAATTCGACACGTCGTCCCGAACAACACGAATTTGATACTTGTGTTTTAAATTTAATTCGTTAACACTGACGCCTTTAATCATTCCATGTTCGATTAAACTGACAATGGTATCTAAATTAAATCGGCATTTGATACAATTTCGTGAATTATGAATTTGAAATTCACATAAAGGTCGGATGTCACCATTGATATCGATACTTGCAGACATTGAATTTGACCATGTTTGAAGAGTTTTAGAAAAATGAAATTTCCCATTTGATAAAGTCACTTTTTCTTTCGTTTCTTTTCTGAAAGAATAAACTTTAGCTTCATCATATTTAAAAGAAATGAGTTGATCGCAGCAAAAAAGATGTTTCAAGTAAGTGTTGATAATTTCATTTGGATTTTTTAAAACTGTTTTTTTATAATCTAAAACTGACTTAAAGTTAAAATCAGTTTTTTCGTTAAAATTTTCTAAAGACACTTGTCCGATTTTTTGAGGGCATATTTTATTACCAGATATATTTGTTTTAATAGACACAGTTTGTTGTTTATGGGTTGAAAAGTCAAAATAATCATTTCGATGTCCAAGGTGATCTTTAATACGCAAAGATTTGAGGTAAGGACCCAAGGACATTTCGACATCTTGTCTGAGTTTGAAGGGATAATTATCTGCATTCATATAATTTCGATTGGAATTGAACTTGATTTTTAAAATATCACAAATAATTTTTTCTGTAAACATGCCAAGTTCTTCATTGGTATTGATAATATAATTTAATGTTTTTCCGATGAATTTCATTCTCCTTAAAACTTTATTTTTAGTTTTATATTTCAATTTTATTTTAGCTTTGAATTGATCGAGTTAATCGTTTCTCTTGTAATAATTTTAAGAGACTCGAGATCATCGTCATATTTTCGAATTTCTTCTTCAAGACTTAATTGATGTTTAATTAACTCGTTTTCAAAAAAGATATCATTGACCTTTGTATTGGTATTTGTTAAAACATGAGTTAATTCAGGGAGCCGTCTCGAATTTAAATCTTCAATTTGAGCTAAAATACCTCTTATTTCTTGATCTAAAGTTGTTTTAATGTCTTTGACAATACCCGTTAAAAAGTTGTGGAGGTCACTTCTTAATTTTGTATCTGAAGCTGTCATCATTTCTGTAATTCCATTTGTAACTGAATTTGTAATATTTAAATTAGATAGTGAAACCGTTTTATTTAATTCGCCCTTTACATTGTTCATTTCTGTTAGCATGTCGTGTTTAACATTTTTTAGGTCATTCTTTAAGCCTTTTAATTCTGTTACGATGATGTCTTTGATGTCTTTTACGATTTCATTCTTTAATTCTATGAAAATGCTCGTTTTGAGGTCTTTTAATTGACTCGCTAATTCGTTTTTGTCTTCGAGGTCATTTACGATCTCATTTTTAAGGTCACTCACGATTTCATTTTTAAGGTCATTCACGAGTTTCATTTTAAGATGGGCGAAATTGTTTACCATTTCCATTTTAAGTTCGGCGAAATTGTTTAAGAGGTCACTTTTCAAACTGATCATAGGGTCATTTTTGGGCTCTTTTTGTTTAAACAGCATCTTTTTAATTAGAATTAGAATCGAAATTTAAATTTGAATAACGACGCGCTTGCGTTAAATCAAATTAATTATTTTATAAAACTAAGAATATAATATAATATGAGCAAACGTGAAATCGATTATTTAAGTGAAGATGCCCCTATTCATGGACAAAAGTATGCATTGATCTCTATTGTAGGTCCTCATCTTAATCAAAAATGTGATGTATGGGGACTTAAAATCAAGGGTGTTACGGAAACACTTGATGCAGCAAAAAATATGTGTAAAAAATTAATCAAGAATGATCCTGAGTTTGATATTTTTACAGTTGAGGTTGGTAAATTTTTCCCATTGGCTGTTGAACCTACTCAAGTATCTGATATCGAATATCAAAATGAGCAATTGAATAAAATGATGAAGAGTTATCTTGAAAATCGTCAATTGGCAAATGAACAATGGTTAGAACGCAAACAAAAAATGATGGAAGATGCTATTCGTGAAGGTCGTACTAGAGAACAAGCCGATGCTCCAGAACATGCCGTTGCTATTTTGCAACGTATCCAAACTTTCCAGGATCGTATTTCTCAGTTGACTACTGAATTGTCTGCTATTACAAGTGATATGACTCTTGCTCAAGAAAAATTCGAATCATGTCCTGAATCTGAACGTCAACAAGCTGAAAGTTTGATGAAAGGCGTCAAAGGCGCCGCTGAAGGAACAGACGGAACAGAAGGAACAGAAGGAACAGAAGCAGGTTCTACTATAGCCTCTTTGCAAGAACTTGATTCAAGCATTTCTGAACTTAAACAGAGAATGAATGGTGTAAATCCTGAACACTCTCCGTCTGTTTATCTTACGCTTGAACAACAACTTCAAGATTTATCTGTTCAAAGGGATACGTTAAAATCTAAATTGACGGATAAAACGGTTGTAAATGCTTTTTTTAATGAAAATTTCAATGGAAGCGATGCCTACGAAGAACTCGGAGCGTCTATCAAAACTGTGTAAACTTGACACTTGAACTTAATTAAAATTGAATTTAGATAAAAATTTAACTTCAATAAAATCGATGTCAGCAAGTAAAGTGATTGAATGTACGAATTTCGCCAATAAAATTGCCAGAAAAGTATATGAAGACGTAAAAACTCGTATAAATCATGAAATTTCCGAAAATCAACGTGCAAATTTAGGGGCAATGTGTGCGTACGGAAATGAATTGATCCTTAACGAAACGCAAAATGTGTATAAAAAATGCAAAAATAAGGGTATCGCATTTCCTGTCAGTATTTCATTGAATAATTGTGTGGGAAATTACGTGACCGACGTGAACAATGTGAACGACGTCATCTTAAAGGGTGACGTAGTTAAAGTGGAATTGGGTGTTGCAATTGATGGTTACATAGGCATAGTAGGTGAAACATTTGTAGCGGGAGGTGGTCTTGAAAAGGAACTCGAATTTTTAGATGAATTAAGTAAAGAAATTGTGTTAAGAGCAGGTGATACAAATGACATGTTTAGGATGTTTATTGAAAGTGAATGTACTAAAAATAATATGTATCCTATTGAAAATTGTACAAGTTATCAACAATTCGAAAACCACCTTCAAACGGATGAATCCAAGTACATTATTTTAAATTATCGAAAATATTGGGATGAAGACGATAACTTGGTTTCTGAAGAAAATATTTGTTATGAGCTTGAAGAAAATGAAGTTTATACAATCAATATAACATGCGCTTTAAGTGACGACCAAAACAATCTTAAATACAAAGAGCCTATTGAACCCAGATTATTCCGTTTTAATGAAACAAATTATCAATTGAAATTAAATAGTTCAAGAGTCTTTTTAAATGAAGTCAAGTCGAAACATCGTAATTATGCATTTAATATAACCGAATATTCAAAAAATCCTAAAATGAAAGTGGGTATGAAAGAATGTTTTGGAAATGGCATTTTGGATGCTTTTCCAATTTTATATGTGACTGATCAAAATAATGCTCCAGTTCAAATTATTCACAAAAAATTCACCGTTGTCGTAAAAGCGCCGCGTAAAGCTTAAATCTGAACGCAGTGGCGGTGCGTTTAAAACGAATTTTTTTTTCTATACACTTTTTTTATTTTCTTGCCATATTGTATAACAATACACAATGTCATTCTCCAATGATAATAATACTCCTTTATACTATAATCAAGGCTTAGTTATCTTAGATACCACTCCTTCTGATAGTAATACAACTGGTTCCTTAATTATTCATGGTGGCTTAGGTATTCAAGGTAGTGTCATCGGTACACATGCAGAATTAGACAATGCTATTGTCACCAACGCTACTTTTACTAACGCTCATATTACAGGAAATGCTACTTTGGGTAATTTGCGTATTATGCAAGATCTATATGTTGAAGGAACAACTTATAGTGTAAATGTTACCGCTTTGAATATGGTAGATTCTAATTTGACTACAGGTTCGCTGGTCGTAACTGGTTTGTCTACTTTTAACTTGATGGAAATGCAAAATGCCACGATTCAATCTGTACATATTACAGAATCGACAAGTGAATCTGCTTATATTCAAGATGCACAAATCTTAAATGCGGCTGTTACAGCATCAACTCTTAGTTCAGCTTATATTACAGAATCTACAACTGGAACTGCTTATGTTTATGCTGGAAGAACCACTTATTCTACAATGGCGAATTCTTACATTGCATCTGGTACAGTTGCATCAGAAGTCGTTGCTGCCTCCAGCACTGGCTCTGCTTATATCCAAGATGGTGTTTTATTGAATGCTGATATCACAAATGCTACCATTGCTCATTTGATGATCACTGATTTAAGTGCTGGATCAGCTCATATTACCACTGCTATTGTTTCTGGCTCCAGCACTGGTTCGCTCTTTGCAACTGACTCCAAACTTACCAATGCAGATATCTCGTTCGAAACCGTTGGCAGTGCTAAGATTACCCAATCTTCAACTGGATCTGCTCGTATCACCACTGCGGTTGTTGATGCTTCCAGCACCGGTTCCTTGTTCGCAACTGACTCCGTTCTCACAAACGCGGCCGTCGATTTCCAAACCGTCGGATCTGCGGTTATCAGTGGATCAAGCACCGGATCTGCTCGTATCACAACTGCGGTTGTTGATGCTTCCAGCACTGGTTCCTTGTTTGCAACTGATTCCCAACTTACCAACGCGGCGATCACCGCTGAAACGGTTGGATCTGCTATGATCACCCAATCCAGCACTGGATCTGCTCGTATCACAACCGCTGTTGTTGATGCCTCCAGCACCGGTTCCTTGTTTGCAACTGACTCTCAACTTACCAATGTCGCGATCACCGCTGAAACTGTTGGATCTGCTATGATCACGCAATCCAGCACTGGTTCTGCTCGTATCACAACGGCTGTTGTTGACGCTTCCAGCACCGGAACCTTGTTTGCTCAAGACTCGACCCTTACCAATGCTGACGTGACTGCTGCTACAGTTGCATCTGCTTACTTGACTGCTTCTACCACTGCAAGTGCTTATCTCGGAACTGCTTTGGTTAATGCTTCAAGCACTGGAACTCTTTTCGCTCAAGATTCCACTCTCGTCAATGCCGCTGTTACCGCGGCTACTATTGCTTCAGCATACCTCGTAGCTGCTACCACTGCATCTGCTTACCTCGGAGACTCTATGCTTAACAACACTCAAGTGACAAAAGCAACTGTTGCGTCTGCTATCATTGTTGCTTCAAGCACTGGTTCTGCCCGCATCACCACGGCTGTTGTTGATGCCTCCAGTACTGGTTCTCTTTTTGCAACTGACTCCGTTCTTACCAACGCTGCAGTTACCGCTGCTACCGTTGCATCTGCCTACTTGGTTGCGTCTACCACTGCCTCTGCTTACCTCGGTGACTCTATGCTTAACAACACCCAAGTTACCAAGGCATCAGTTGCTTCAGCGGTTATTGTTGCTTCAAGCACTGGATCAGCATTCGTTCAAGACTCTAAGCTTATCAATGCCGATATTACCAATGCTACCATGACTAACTTGGCTTTGAGCAACTTGCTTGCTAACTCTGCTTCTATCGGAAACAGTGTGCTCACCAATGCAACTGTATCAAACGCAATCGTCTCGATGGCTTTGATCAC